GCCCGAATTATTCTACTGCTTACGCAACTAAAATGGTGCTTGAACAACAAGGAACAGCATCAATAGTAGCAACTGCAGGTACAGTTGCACGAAACGATCCTGCCAATCAACCTGTTTCTACAACAACTGCTTCAACTACAGTTGGGTCAGATGGTGCAGTTTCTGTTGGAGTTTCAAAAACAGGTGATAGTAATGTGGACAAAGCAATTGCTCCTCCACCACCGAGTGCAAATTCTTCTACCGCACCTGCTGGAGCAGTACAGTTAGCACCACCTCCAGCTGCTGTAAATCAACAAATGGCTCAAAACGAACCAAAGGGTAATGAACCTAAAGGTGGTGGAAACAAACAAGAGGATAAAAAAGATGATGCTCCGAAAGGCACTGGAGGTAATAATTCGCCACAGAATATTAATACTGCTCAAACTTCATCTGATAAACCAGCAGCACCTACAGCAAGACAAGAACTACAAGCAAGAAGAGAAGCTGCAGCAAAAGCAGAAGCAGTAGAAAAGGGTAAGAATCTAGCCAACGACATGGGCAAAGCTGCTGACATGGAACAACAGAAACAAATTCAAAATGTAGTTATCCAAGCCATGGGGTTTACTCCAGGATTTGATGCGTATGGTAAAGCGATGGTACCAGATGCATCTGGGTATAAACCATTCACAGTTTATAACAATCAAAGAACTATCGATAATCGTAGTGCTTTAAGGATGTTTGGTGGCACGGACAGATTACACAATGAAATGGTTGATAGTCAATATAAATAAAAAGAGGAAAAAATGACAGAAAAAGTAGACCTAAATAAGAAAGTAGACGAACTAGAAGCTGCAGCTAAACAATTCGCCAGCAAAGATACAGTAATTTCTATCGGTGGATATGAGTTTACTCCAGCAAAACTAATGGTTGCGTTTACAATTGTATCATCTACACTAGGTGGTCTTTATGGAGCATTTGAAGTATATAAAGATTATCAGGGTATGAAGAAAAAAATTGCAGAATATGTTTCACCAGACTTGACTGAAATATATAAGAAACTAGAAGTTACTCAACAGAATGCTGAGAAATCAGTTCAGTACACTCAGGACATTAAAAATGACCTGAAGAGCGATATTCGTCGTTTGGAAAATACTGTTGAGCAGGTGGAGCGTTCATCCAAGCAAACACAACGTGAGACAGTTCAAGATGTTAATGAAGTTCGTAAAGAACTTAAAACAATGGATCAGGCTGTAGATAAAAAGATACAAAAAGCATTAGATAATCCATTAGCTGGAAAATAATAACTATAAGAGAGTAAGGTATGGATGATAAAAAACTGCTATGGTTAATAGGAATTTTATTACTAATCCCTGTTGCATTTGCAATAGTAAGTAAAGAGTCTTTCCGTTATCCATGCCAAGATCCAGCGAACTGGGATAAGGATATCTGTAAACTGCCACTATGTGACGTTAACAGAACTTGCCCAGAACATATTTTTAAAGGTGGAAGAGACCCAAGACTTGGTCCACCAAAAGATGGTGAAGTTGCTAAACCAGCATCTGCACCAACAACTACAGGAGCATGCAAATGAGCGAACCAGTTATGTATACAGAAGAGCAGTTGATGGCTCGTCTGAAATTCTTCATCGGTATTTGTTTATCATTTACCCTTGTTGGAATTGTTTTCGTTGTTCTTTATTCTATTATCTTCGTTACACAACCATTGAACGCTATCAGTCCTATCGACCAAAAGTTCTTTGAGTTGATTATTCCTATAGCTACATTCTTGACTGGCACTCTATCAGGAATTATGTTGGCAGGTGGGGATAAAGATGCACAGAAAGCTGCACTACAAGCAGCAACTTCTGGTTGGACAAACAAACCAGCAACACCACCTGCAACTCCAATGAGTGCACCAATGGGTGGTATGGGTATGCCACCAAGACCAATGGGTATGGGTGGAAATACATCACAGTTTACTGGTTCATTTGGTGGCAATACAAGTCAATTTACTGCAACACCAACAGCATCATATGGTCTTGAGCCAGGAGATCCTGTAGCAAGAAATACAAGAAACGATTAATAAATGAACTGGTTTAATAGTATGTTATGTGATGGAGTCAATGGCTCTGTCTCAAGCAAAAGAGTTATAACTCTATTGGCATTTTTAGTTTGTGCATTCGCAATGATTGCAGACATCTTTGGCTATAAAGTTACACCTGCTTTGTTTGAGTCCATGATATACATCGTGATTGCAGGGTTAGGATTTACTGCATCTGAAAAGTTTGCTAAAAAGGAATAAAGTATGTATCAATATAGAGCGAAAATATTAAAGGTGCTTGACGGAGACACAGTTGATATCGATTTAGATTTAGGTTTTAATATTGTTTTAGCTAACCAACGTGTTCGCATGGCAGGTATTGATACACCAGAATCAAGAACTACTAATGCAGAAGAAAAAGTTCGTGGTCAACTTTCCAAGAAAAAATTGGCAGAGAAATTACCTGTTGGTTCTTATGTGATTATTGAAACACAAAAACCTGACAGCAACGATGACAAGTTTGGTAGGATCCTTGGTATTTTTATTCTTGAAGATGGTACTCGTGTCAATGAGTGGCTAATCAAAAATAATTACGCTGTTCCATACAAAGGTGAGAACAAAGAATTGACCCAAGCAGAACATCAGGCTAATAAAAAGATTTTAATCGAGCGTGGCGAATTAAAAGCATGATACACCCAGCAGATCTCTGGGTTTGGTATTTTCTACAAATCTGGTATCTTCCGTATCGACTAGCAGGTAGCGTTGATACAGTCTGTAAAACTCCAAATTTAGTCTTAAAATAACCCTACAAACTGTAGGGTCTTTCTAACCCCTCTCCAGTAGAGGGGTTTTTTCGTTGTTTTTTTGCAAAACTGGGGGTTTACAATAATTCAGAACTGCTGTATAATAGTCTTATGATGATTGAAAAAGGAAATAAAATGATTGATGTGAAAGTTGGTGACGTGATTCGTGCTTATGACTTCAAACCTATGAATGGTCGTGGCGATTGTTTTGTTGAAGGTGTGGTTGAGCAAGTCAAATGCACTGAACAATATTTCAATGCTTACAAAATTACTGTTCATACTGATGTATTTGATGGTAAAAAACAAAGAGGAGTTCGTACTTCTCGCATCGGCAAAATTGTTTTTGTACCCCATGAAGTTTCTTTCATGGAATATGCTGGTCGTGTTATTAACTTGTCGAGGTAATTATGATTAGACTTGTTATTGGTTTTTTGTTGGTGTTCGGTGCAGTTGGTGGTATGGATAATGGAACTGATGCACAACTACCATATCAAATTGCACTGGCTGTTGTTGGTTTGATTCTTATGTATCTTGGTGTTCTTAAAATGGAGAAAATATGAGTAAGATGGCAGAGTTGTCGTTGGATATTGAAGACTTGTTGTCAGAAGGTATGTCACCAAAATTTATTGCAGTGACATTGAATTGTCCGATTGAAATGGTTTATGATGTAATCGAACAGCGTGAGTGTTTAGAATTAGAAAAGCAGTATGAAATGTTGTCGTATGCCGATGAGATGGCAAATGACGATGCACAATATTATGGAGCGTAATTATGAATAATAAAATTGAATATCGTGGTCAAACTTTTGATCGCAGTCATGGTAGTCCCTTTGATCGTGGTGCAGCTGATAGCTGGTATAGTCGTCCGCAAGATCCACACTGGTATCCTGAGGGATCTTATCGTGGTAACCGAGTTGAATCTAAAGACATGAGCATTGCAGAAATGCGTGCGTACTTTATGGGTTACGAATACAACGAACAGTTTGGTGATAAGAAATCATGGGAATAAACCTACAACAGTTTCAGTGTCGTGGCGAACGAGCATTGTACAAAAATATTCCTATCAGTTTACTTGCAGAAGTGCAGGCACAGTTGAAAAAGAATTTTAAAGGACTCCGCTATAGGTTTCGTGGTCCAAGGTATGATGCAATGGCATTGACATGTTTAAAACGAGACGCTGAAAAATTTTCAGTTTACATTCGATGATAAAAGTCTTAATGGAGGGATATCCGTGGCAAGACTTTAAACTAGCCAAAACAGCAGTCTACATCTACAGGTCGTTGCGTCCTTTGACTGAGAGACTATAAAGAAAGAGTCATAAACTGATGCAGTCTATTTTTGCTGGTTACAGACTATAAAGAAAAACCAGCACTAATTTTGAAGGAGTTGTTATGTTGGCATATTGTGATTACATCGCTAAAGTGATTAGCGAATCAATGAAGAAAGACTCGACTAATAATCGTATGTCTTACATTGATAATGTTGGGAAGATTCAGTGGGATCTCGGAGAGAAGGGAGAATTCCTTTCTACTAGAAAGACCATGACTGTCGTGGACAGAAATGGAAAATGTTATCGTGTGACTATAGAGGAAGTTAAATGACTGAAATTTTGAAATGGGTTGGAACTGCATTGACGATTGCTGGTGCAGTTGCAACATCTTTGGCTTTAGATCCATTGAATGTGTATCTGTTCAATGCTGGTGCTGTAACGTGGCTTGCAGCTGCAATAAGAATGAAAGAGAAAAGTCTTATTGTGGTAAATGCAGGTTTGTTGGCAGTTTATATCTTTGGGGTTATCTACAGACTGCAATAATAAAATAAGTTGACATTAAAATGAAAGTAGTGTATAATTCAATTAAACCTAGAAATCCTGTTGCTAAGGATTTGCGCACTCCTAAGTATCGTATGAGAAAAGTGGAGTCTAAGGTTCAGTACACTCGTCAACCTAAGCACAAGAAAGGTGGTTATGAATATTGATATTGAGATTAGTAGACCCGATCTTTATCGGACTATCAGAGTTAAGTCCCACGACTATGACCTAGTCGAGTTTACAATCAGACAAGTTTCCTATGATAATAATGGGAAAGAACTTACAAACAGTGGGTATACTACATTTTATTCTTCAAAAGAATTTAAAGATTTTTTCCAACCATTAATTAATGAATTAAAAGTGAGATTTGATAATGACATTCCAAACAGTACTCAAGAATGAAAAAGAGTTTGAACAATTCAAAGAGTGGACATATGGACTACTACGAGATGCAAACGCAAAAGATCTGTGCATTACTTTTACCAAAAAAGACGGAACTGAAAGAAAAATGTTTTGCACTCTCAGCGAGGGAAGAATACCTACAGACAAGATGCCCAAAGAAGAAAGCACGAGTAGCCAGACTTCTGGATCCGCAGTTCGGGTCTTTGATACAGAAAAACAAGAGTGGAGATCCTTTCGTTGGGACTCCGTAATTAAAGTGGAATGTTCGCTATGAAAACTATTATTGCTATGTTTGGTGTCACTGTTGGTGTCATCATTATTATCGCATTGGCAGTTCTCCTGCCAATTCTATACATCTGGGCACTGAACACATTGTTCCCTTTGCTCGCAATTCCCTATTCGTTAGAGACTTGGTCTGCAGCAGTTTTGATGCACATCTTCTTCTCAAAATCAATTGAAATTAAAAAGGATAAAGAATGAATTACGTATTGACACCTGAACAGAAAAAAGATCTGCAGAAAGCCATTCATGAAATTAGTAACTCAATGGTGCGAACTGAAGCAGAACGTGATTTGATTAAGGAAATTGTCAAGGAACAATCTGACCAGTTGCAAATTCCAAAGAAAATTATTAACAAGATTGCTAAAACTTTTCATAAGCAAAGTTTGCACCAAGAAGTAGCAGACCATGAAGACTTCGTTGAATTGTATGAGAAAGTAACAAGTGCAAATTCATCACAGAATCCCAAGCAACCCTAAAACTAAACTTCTTTACTTACAAGGTGCGACATGGAGAACCAAATCCATGTTCGATCTTGATTGTGAAGAAGATAGTTTTTGTGATATGCTTGTTGAGGATGGTATCGAGACATTCACTTTCGATATACCATTTAGTAATCATGATGATGTATTCAAAAATGTCACGAATATTATTAAAGAAAATACTGTTCAAAACATTATGGGATACAGTTATGGATGTATTACAGCATTGCAATATGCGCAGCAAAATAAAATTAGTAAACTGATTCTACTAGATCCTTTCTCGCCTGGAACTAAAATTCCAAAAAAAGAGCTAGACGATAAGGTAGAGTTTCGTAGAGATTCTGTAGCTGAAGTGATAGAGCAAACTTCTATGAATAAAACTATGAAGCATGCGTATCTCCAAAGTTTAGATGAAGTGTTTTATGCACCAAAATATCCAATACAAACATCACAAAAATTTCGTTCAGCTTACACAAACGAATTTTTTCTTTCTTCTTTAAAATGCGATGAAGTTCTTGTAATCTTTACTGGAACTCCCAGTGACCAAATTAAAAGAGCATATCGTAAATTTAATACACAAATTTACTCAGAAGCATCTCACTGGATTCTACTGGAAGAGGGAAGAAAAGACCTTTGCAAGACAGTATCTGCTCTGTTAAAATAATGCTTTACAATAATTCAAAAGTAGGGTATAATAGTTATAGAAAGTGAGGAAATATTCCTATGGTAATGAATACAGCGAAACGTAAAGAACTTATTGCAAAAGTTAATGGTAGTGAACCTGAGTTGAACTCATCGAGGTATAACAGCAGTTTTCTCGAGATACTCAACTACTACAATTATAACAATGATGACAAAGATAAGAAGAAATGGCTTATCAATCATGTCGCAAAGACAAACAAAAAAATAGCAGCACAACTTCTGAAGATTGACGAAAAACATTTTCGTTATGCTGGTATACTCGCACGTATCGCCGATCGTGGTGGTGACCTATCGGAAAATCATCAACTATTTCTTGAGAATCGCATCAAAGAATTGACTGCGATGAAAGAAGTCAAGAAAGAAGTTATCAAGAAAGAAGAAACCCCAACAAATGTAATTTCCATTCAAGATAGAATGGATGAGAAAGCACACGATCTTGCTGGTGAGATCGAAGGTGCCATCGATGACTTTGTGTTGGCTGGTTGTAAGTCTGACTTCTCAGCTAAAAATTATCTACTGGCACAACAAGTAGCAGCACCGATCGCTAAACGTATCGGTGAATTGTTTGTTCCTTTGGCTGATGAATTGCGTGAAGCAATCGCTGGTGAAGATGAACAACTTGTAGAGGGTTACTCAAACTTCACTAAACGTGAACTAAAGAAATTCTTGGAGTTCGTGGATAACATCGTTGCTGATTGTAACCAGATGGTTCAGACTGCTAAAGCGAATCGTGCTCCACGTAAACGTAAGGAAGTCCCTGCATCTAAGCAAGTAGCCAAGATGAAATATCTCAAAGAGTTTGCGGAGCTAAACCTAAAGTCTGTAAACCCCACAAGTATCATTGGCTCAACAGAGGTATGGTACTACAACACCAAATACAAACATGTTGGTGTGTATAAAGGTGAGAATGGTGGAACTCTATCTGTTAAAGGAACTACCATTATCGGTTTCGATATTAAAGAATCGAAGCGTATGACTCTACGCA